GCAAGCTTTATCGGCTCGTTCTTCCCGGGTCGTGCAAAAAATATCGTTCCGAGAAGTGACCTCGCCAACCCGAACAGGGCTGCCGCAAGAGGATATAGCTATCGACTTCTAGAGAATGGCTTCGTTACCAATCCTGGCGATCTGAATAAATTCAACGGTCAGATGGATGATCTGGCAAGAGGTATCCTTAATGCATTCGGCATCGATGCGGCATCTCCGGCAAAAGAGGATTCTGACGGTAAGGTAACAGCTGGTGGAACATCTCAGGACTCCGTACAGCATTACGGTAAGGTATCCTACCAGTCGCATATCCGTGACATCGGATGGGCGTGCTGGCAGTCTGATGGTCGTATGTCAGGAACGACAGGACAGAACCGGAGAATCGAAGCGTTCCGACTTATTCCTGTCGGAGAAACAGACGTAGTAGTGCATATCAAGGATGTAGGAGATAAGGAATACAAGAATATCTCCAAAGACACAATCCTTGGCACCACAGGACAGAACAAGCGTATCGAAGCAATCAAGATTATCGGTAAGGATACGCCATATATCTACAGAGTTCACCAGAAAAACATCGGATGGACAGATTGGACATTCAACGGAAACTGGGCTGGAACAAAAGGAAAAGGGTTGCAAATTGAAGCGATTGAGATTATGGCTGCTAAATTCCTTGTCAATCCACACGTCCAGAACAGAGGCTGGTTAGGAGAGAGAGCTTGCGAGAATATCATTGGCATCACGGGTCACAATCTCAGACTGGAAGCTTTTAAAATCAATCCGCTGAACATCGAAATCAAGGCAAAAGCGCACATTGAAGGTATCGGCTGGAAAGATTATGGCACGGTCACAAAAGACACGGTAATCGGTACCACTGGACAGAATAAGCGTATCGAGTGCTTGTGCTTTGACGGAGATCTTGAGTATCGAGTGCACGTAAAAAATTCCGGTTGGACAGACTGGACGAAAGCTGACGGCGTATCTACACTGGGTACAGTCGGACAGGCATTGCAGATTGAGGCGATTCAGTTTAGATAGTTTCGCAACATACGGCACGTCCTACCAGAATGTTGCGCAGCTGAATGGATTGTCTAATCCGAATCTGATTTATGTTGGACAAAAACTTCGTGTAAACTAAAAAATAATGTCCCGAGATAAACAAAAAGATAATTATAGTTGACAAAATGATAATTATGTATTATTCTAATAATTGAGGATGAACAAAGCACAAAAAAATGGAGGTTAACTATGATGAGAAACATGGCATGTCAAATAACAGATTTGTTATCACAAAAAAAGATGACTCAAAAAGAATTGGCATTAAAGACCGGAATAACGGAATCATCTATCTCTCATTATGTAAAGGGCAACAGAGAACCAAGAGGAGCAAATCTTACAAAAATAGCAGAAGCGTTAGGAACGACGACAGATTATTTGTTACGGAATGAGAGCGACAGCATTGGATATAATAATGACCTGTATGAAGTGAAAATGCTGATTGCTCGTAACGCAAGTAAAATGACGAAAGATGAAAGACTTGATTTGATCCGGATGTTAATGAAAGAAGATTAGGAGGATTTATGCGATTATCAGACGAACAATATGAAGATATCAAGGAATCAGTGGTTTCATTATTTAAAGAATACGACATACGGTGCATCCCTATAAGTGCATTTGAAATAGCCGTTAAGATGGAAATAAGAGTTATTCCATATTCTGCTTTGGGTGAGGAAAAAGAAAAAGCTGCTTTACAGATAAGCAAAGATGGCTTTTCAATTGAGAGAAGCAGACAAGAGTGGACTATTTATTATAATGATCGTTGTAACTCATATGGGAGAATCAATCAAACAATTATGCATGAAATAGGACATTATTGGATAGGACATGTAAATGTAGGGGATGAGGAAGAAGCGGAAGCAAATTTTTTTGCAAAGTATGCATTAGCTCCACCGCCTCTGATTCATCAAATGCATGACACGATAAATGTCGATAGTATTAAGGAAATGTTTGATCTCAGCTTAGAAGCAGCAAGGAATGCTTACAAATATTATTGTAAATGGCTACGATATGGCAGGAAAGAGTATCAAGAATATGAAATGGATATAATAGAGTTGTTTGATGTCGCATAAGAAAATTCAAGCAGGAAAACTGCTTTTTACATAGAAAAACCAAGCGAAAAACGCTTGGCACTTCCCGAAAGATAACTATATTGTTTGCTTCGGTCAGTTATACTTTTCCCTAGACAAGATGAGTATAGCACGCTATGGTTCCTTTTGGCAAGTGAAAATGCGAAAGGAGAGGGTGTTTATGTATATTTATAGAGCATCAAGGAAATTACCTGACGGTACTAAAATATATGCGCGTGATTATGGAAAACGTTGTTTTCCTATCTGGATTGGACCTGGACCAGAGCCGGAGTCAACTAAGCATGTATATTATTAAGAAATAAGATAACTAACAGATGCAAGTTGACCGACATTCTGTTTATTTATGAAAAAGGAGAATGTTATTATGGCAAAGACAAAGAGCAGCATTAGAGGTAAACAGAATAAAAAGATTGTGGTTGTAAAACCATATACTAGAGGTGACGGTGTAAAAGTCGGAGGACATAGGAGATCGACACCAAATTAAAGTAATCAGGAGGCTACTAAGTGGTCTCCTGATTTTATGCCTTAAAATAAGAAGAAATAACTTTATAGGTTGTGGCAAAATGGTTGACCCAATGGGGTTCTAAAGCACTTGGTGATCAGGGGTATTCTCCGTCGGAAATCCTCCGCTATTATTACGGAGATGATATTTACATCAATACCGCTGAAGAAATTTCAGGCATTCCGTCTTCATGGCCAGGGTATACTCTTTCCCAGGGCTCTTCAGGTACAAAAGTCCGGCAAATGCAGGAACAGCTAAATGTCATTGCCGGTGCATACCCGGCAATTCCGAAAATCACAGTTGACGGTATTTATGGTCCGGCAACAGCGTCGTCCGTCAGAAAATTCCAGTCGGTGTTCGGGCTTCCGGTAACCGGAACTGTTGATTACCGTACATGGTATAAAATTTCCGAAATTTATGTAGGTGTATCCAGAATTGCAGAATTGTCCTGACTTGGATTTTATATTATGATCTAAGTTTTCTCCCAAAGTCTGCTTTTATGCAAAGAATACCAAATGTGTCATGCTTCAGTTTAAAATGTTTCATACTCATCTGGTGCAGATTACTGCAAAATAAAAAATGCTAAAATTAACAAAACCTCCCAGTGTAATCTGAATTTATTCTCCATATACTAGGAGCGTAACACAAAACAAAATGTTACAAAAAAGGAGGAAATGAATATGGCAAGTCGTTCATCAAACAGAGCAGCCGTGCCAGAAGCAAAAGGTGCACTGGACAAATTTAAATACGAGGTTGCAAGCGAACTGGGAGTACCGTTATCAGATGGGTACAACGGAGATTTAACTTCAAGACAGAACGGATCTGTCGGAGGTTATATGGTCAAGAAAATGATCGAAGAACAGGAAAAACAGATGTCCGGTCGATAGGACAGTCAGTGAAGGTATCACAGGCATTTCTGCCGGATACAAAAAGGGAATGTCTGATAAACAGGCACTCCCTTTTTCTCTGATCACTAAGCTGGAAATCGGACTTGAACCGACGACCCCTTCATTACGAGTGAAGTGCTCTACCGACTGAGCTATTCCAGCATTCGTACTGCTTTTGCAGTCACGAATTATATTATATCAAATTTTTGAATAAAAGCAACTCTTTTTTAAAAAAATTACACTTTAAAATAAACATAAAAAATAGGTATTGAAATCTGTAACCAGATATGGTAAACTTTTTACAATTTGAGAAAGTGTGGGCGCTCTGGAATTGAAAAGACTCCAAGAGTGCCCCTTTTTTGAGAATAAAAGAGTATTACGAAGGGATAAGGTGAACATATGAAAGCGTTTCTAATTTTAGAAGACGGAACTGTGTTTGAAGGCACAAGCATCGGCTCAACAAAAGATATGATTAGTGAGATTGTATTCAATACTTCAATGACTGGATACTTAGAGGTGCTGACAGACCCTTCTTACGCCGGACAGGCCGTTGTCATGACATATCCGCTGATCGGAAACTATGGTATTACACCGGATATGGAGTCCAAGAAGGCGTGGCCGGATGGTTATATTGTAAGAGAATTGTCCAGAATGCCAAGCAACTTCCGTTGTGAAGGTACAATTCAGGATTTCCTGAAAGAACAGGATATTCCGGGAATTGCAGGAATTGATACCAGAGCACTTACCAAAATCCTCCGCGAAAAGGGTACAATGAATGGTATGATCACAACGAATGAAAATTACAATCTGGACGAGGTACTTCCGAAACTTCATGCATACAAAGTAGGAGATGTAGTTTCCAAAGTAACTTGCAGTGAAAAATATGTCTTAGAAGGCAATGGACCAAAAGTTGCATTGATGGACTTTGGTGCTAAGAACAACATTGCAAGGTCTTTAAATGATCGTGGATGTGAAGTTACCGTTTACCCGGCAAATACACCTGCAGAAGAGATCATTTCCGCAAATCCGGACGGTATCATGCTGTCGAACGGACCTGGCGATCCGGCGGATTGCACTTCCATTATTAAAGAAATCAGAAAATTATACGACTCAGATATCCCGATCTTTGCAATCTGTCTGGGACATCAGCTGATGGCACTCGCCAACGGTGGTAAGACCTATAAGTTGAAATACGGACACAGGGGCGGGAACCATCCGGTAAAAGATCTGCAGACAGGAAGAGTTTATATTTCTTCCCAGAACCATGGGTATGCTGTAGATGCTGATAGTATTCCGGAAAGCGTTGCAGTACCTGCATTTGTGAACGTCAATGACAAGACAAACGAAGGAATGTCATACGTTGGAAAGAATATTTTTACAGTACAGTTCCATCCGGAAGCTTGCCCGGGGCCACAGGATTCTGGTTACTTGTTTGACAGATTTATGGATATGATGGGAGGAACAAAATAATGCCAAGAAATAAAGACATAAAGAAAGTATTAGTTATTGGTTCCGGTCCAATCGTAATCGGACAGGCAGCAGAATTTGACTATGCCGGAACACAGGCATGCCGTTCACTGAAGGAAGAAGGACTTGAAGTTGTACTTCTGAATTCGAATCCGGCAACGATCATGACAGACAAAGATATTGCAGACCGCGTTTATATCGAACCACTTACGGTAGAAGTTGTAGAACAGCTGATCCTTAAAGAAAAACCGGACAGCGTACTTCCTACCCTTGGAGGCCAGGCCGGACTGAACCTTGCAATGGAGCTGGAAGAAGCAGGATTCCTTAAGGAACATAATGTGAGACTGATCGGTACAACGGCGGAAACCATCAAGAAAGCAGAAGACCGTCTGGAATTTAAAGATACCATGGAAAAGATCGGTGAGCCGGTTGCAGCTTCACTGGTCGTTGAAAATATAGAAGATGGTGTCGCGTTTGCAGATAAGATCGGATATCCTGTTGTTCTTCGTCCGGCATATACCCTCGGCGGAAGCGGTGGTGGTATCGCACATGATCAGGAACAATTGGAAGAAATCCTTGAGAACGGACTCCGTCTGTCACGTGTAGGACAGGTTCTTGTAGAACGCTGCATTGCAGGATGGAAAGAAATCGAGTACGAAGTAATGCGAGATAGTGCTGGAAACTGTATTACTGTATGTAATATGGAAAATATTGATCCGGTCGGAGTTCATACCGGTGACAGTATCGTTGTTGCACCTTCCCAGACTCTTGGAGATAAAGAATATCAGATGCTGCGTACTTCGGCACTGAATATCATTACAGAACTGAATATTACTGGTGGATGTAACGTACAATACGCATTAAATCCAGACTCTTTTGAATATTGTGTAATTGAGGTAAACCCGCGTGTAAGCCGTTCTTCTGCACTGGCTTCCAAAGCGACAGGATACCCGATCGCAAAAGTTGCTGCAAAGATTGCCCTTGGATATACACTGGACGAGATCAAGAATGCAGTTACAAAGAAAACTTATGCAAGTTTCGAGCCAATGCTTGACTACTGTGTTGTTAAGATGCCGAGACTTCCATTCGATAAATTTATCAGTGCAAAGAGAACATTGACGACACAGATGAAGGCTACCGGAGAAGTTATGAGTATTTGCGATAACTTTGAAGGAGCTCTTATGAAAGCGATCCGTTCTCTGGAGCAGCATGTAGACTGCCTGCTTTCTTATGATTTTTCAGCGCTTTCCAAAGAAGAAATTCTGGAAAAACTGGAAATCGTAGATGACCGCAGAATCTGGATGATCGCAGAAGCAGTCCGTAAAGGAATTTCATATGATGAGATCCATGCAATCACAAAGATCGACAAATGGTTCATCGACAAGATTGCGATCCTTGTTGAGATGGAACAGGCTCTGAAAACACAGGAACTCACGCCGGAACTTCTGAAAGAAGCAAAACGTATTGAATTTCCGGATAATGTTATTGCACGCCTGACTGGAAAAGATGAGAGAGAAATCCACAATATGCGTCATGCGAACGGAATCGTTGCAGCATACAAGATGGTTGATACCTGTGCGGCTGAGTTCGCGGCAGAGACCCCATATTATTATTCTGTATTCGGAAGCCAGAACGAAGTAGAAGAGACTTCCGGCAAAAAGAAAGTTCTAGTACTTGGATCAGGACCGATCCGTATCGGACAGGGTATCGAGTTCGACTTCTGTTCTGTACATTGTACATGGGCATTTGCAAAAGAAGGATACGAGACTATTATCGTAAATAACAACCCGGAAACTGTAAGTACCGATTTCGATATCGCAGATAAGCTGTATTTCGAACCACTTACTCCGGAAGATGTAGAGAGCATTGTAGACCTGGAAAAACCGGACGGAGCAGTTGTTCAGTTTGGTGGACAGACTGCGATCAAATTAACAGAATCCCTGATGAAGATGGGAGTGCCGATTCTTGGAACTTCCGCAGAAGATGTAGATGCCGCAGAGGACAGAGAGCTCTTTGACGAGATCCTTGCACAGTGCAATATTCCACGTCCGAAGGGAGATACAGTATTTACCGCTGAAGAAGCAAAAGAGGTTGCCAACCGTCTCGGATATCCGGTACTGGTTCGTCCTTCTTATGTACTTGGTGGACAGGGAATGCAGATTGCAATCAACGATCATGATATTGATGAATTTATCGGAATCATCAACCGTATTGCACAGGATCACCCGATTCTGGTTGATAAATATCTGGTCGGTAAAGAAATTGAGGTCGATGCAGTATGTGATGGAACAGACATTCTGATCCCTGGTATTATGGAACATATTGAGCGTGCCGGAATCCATTCTGGTGACAGTATTTCTGTATATCCTGCGCAGAGCATTTCTGAAGTGACAAAGCGTAAAATTGAAGAATATACAAAGCGTCTTGCAAAAGCCCTTCACGTAATTGGTATGATCAACATCCAGTTCATCGTATGTGGCGAAGATGTTTATGTCATCGAAGTAAACCCACGTTCAAGTCGTACCGTTCCTTATATCAGTAAGGTAACAGGTATCCCGATCGTTCCGCTTGCTACAAGAGCGATCATCGGACATAAGATCAGAGAAATGGGTTACACACCGGGACTTCAGAAAGAAGCTGATTATATTGCAATCAAGATGCCGGTATTCTCATTTGAGAAGATCCGTGGTGCAGATATCAGCCTTGGACCGGAAATGAAGTCTACAGGTGAGTGTCTGGGAATTGCAACTACATTTAACGAGGCACTTTACAAAGCGTTCCTTGGAGCTGGAATCAACCTTCCAAAATATAAGAACATGATCATGACTGTTCGTGATGAGGATAAGGGAGAAGCTGTCGAGATCGGACGCAGATTTGAGGCACTTGGCTACCGCATCTTTGCAACACGCGGTACAGCTGATGCATTAAAAGAAGGTGGCGTAAAAGCAATTCCGGTCAATAAGATTGAGCAGGAATCACCGAACCTGATGGATCTGATCCTTGGACACGAGATCGACCTTGTAATTGATACTCCTCCACAGGGAGCAGATCATGCACGAGATGGATTTGTAATCCGTCGTAATGCAATCGAGACAGGTGTTAATGTACTGACAGCTATGGATACGGCAAGAGCACTTGTGACAAGTCTGGAAAATACAGATATCCGTCAGCTTACACTGATTGATATTGCGAAAGTTGAATAAGATGTTATGAATACGGACAGGCAGGGATTGGATTCTCTGCCTGTTTGTGTTATGGAAAATGCAGGGACGAGACGGACGCTACAGTGGCAAAAGAATGTGAAGCTGTGTAGAGGATTTCGGATATTGGCTGGAATTGCGGGGAAGGAGTTTTATAGTGTGAAAACTATTGTATGTGTGGATAACCGGATGGGGATATGTTTTAATGGCAGGAGAGTGAGCCGGGACCGGATGGTGTCAGAGGATATTCTTGAGATGACGAGAGGGAATGTGCTCTGGATGGCGCCGGAGGCAGATAAGCTTTTTAAAGAAGTCTTTAAAGCAAAAGAAGAGGTATGCCGGGAAATTGGGACTGGGAAGAAAATACAGGACGCAGGGCGACTGGAGGATGAAAAAATGTGGAAGGTTGACCGGAATTTTCTGGAAAAGGCAGAAGAAGAGGATTTCTGTTTTGTTGAGGGGGAGAATCTGGCTGGATATGAGGGGAAGATTACAGAGATTGTTCTGTATAAATGGAACCGGGATTATCCGGCAGATGTATTTTTTGAGGTAGATTTAAGCAAGTGGAGACTGGAAGAGAGAAAAGATTTTTCCGGTTACTCCCATGAGAAGATTACAAAAGAAATTTACAACAGGCAGGGATTGCTATGAAGAAGAAAATTGGGAAAATGAGAGGTGTGCTGCTTCTGACGTTTGCATTGTTTCTGACAGCGTGTGGCACAGGTGGAGCAGATGCGCAAAGTGCATCATATGGAAACAGTCAGGCAGCAGTAGTTGAAAGGCAGTCGGGTAGCGGAGAAAATGAATCGACAGCAGGTGGCAGCCAGGATCCGGTGAGCGCTACATTGGATAATATTCCGGCATACAGCGGAACACCGTATGTAGTGATTGACGATAATGAACCGGATTTTACCGAAGATGAGCTGACAGATCAGTCTTATGAAAGTTACAGTGATCTGGATGAGCTGGGACGATGCGGCGTTGCCGCGTCCAACATTGGGACAGATCTGATGCCGACCGGGAAAAGAGGAAAGATTGGACAGGTGAAACCGTCCGGGTGGCAGACAATAAAATTTGACAATGTGGATGGAAAATATCTTTACAACCGTTGTCATCTGATAGGCTATCAGCTGACGGCAGAAAATGCAAACGAAAAGAATCTGATTACAGGAACCCGCTATATGAATGTGGATGGGATGCTGCCATTTGAAAATATGGTTGCCGACTACATCAAAGAGACAGATAATCATGTAATGTATCGTGTCACACCGGTATTTGAAGGGGAGAATCTGGTTGCATCCGGAGTTTTAATGGAAGCAGAATCAGTGGAGGATCATGGAGAAGGTGTGAAATTTAATGTGTATGTCTATAATGTACAGCCGGGAATTACGATTGATTATTCAACGGGAAAGGCAGTGCTTTCCGATACGGATGCGTCAGCGGGTACGGGAAAAACCAGTGGAAATACAGAGAAAAAGATGTATGTGTTGAATGAAAATACAAAGAAGTTCCATACGCCGGAGTGCTCAGGAGTAAAAGATATCAAAGAAGGAAATAAAAAAACATTTACAGGTTCAAGAGAAGAACTGATTAAAGAGGGGTATATCCCGTGTGGGAGATGTAAACCGTAAGAGGAAAATAAAAGAAAAACTGCATATTCTGCGAAAAATATAAAACAAATGGGAGATTTTTAAACAAAATCTCCCGTTTTCTGCTATAATAGAAAACATACTTAATGAATATACATTAGAGGAAATGTG